CGCACACGCTTCCAAGTCGGCCTTGGTGGTGTGCGAGCAGGTGGGGAATTTCGCTACCTTCCCGTTTGTGAAAACGTGGCCGGCAGGTACTGATGATGCGGTGGTGCAGCGTGACCTGTTCGGCTTTTGGGAATATTTCCGCCCGGATTACGCGATGGGCGACGCCTATGGCTTGGGTATGCTGACCAACCTGAACGATATGCTGTTTGCTCGCGGTCTGACCGATATCGACCGACGCAGTATCGGTGATGGGCAATCGACTGCTTCGACATGGATGCACTGGCCATTTGCCCCGATACGTTTCGAGGGGATGACCAAACATAATATGGCCAGCTTACTGCGCACCGCCTTTCACAACGGGCAGGCCGCCATCCCGTATGTGGACGACGGTAGTGACGCACTACGGACAAAAAATGCGGCGAATACCAGTTGGGGTCCGAGCCGATTGGATGAAATCGGTGCCGACAGCAGTGATTTTGCGCTGTTTATCAGGCAACTTGGTAATGTGAAATCGGCGCCGGCGAAAAACGCTGCCTACAACACCTACAAGATGGCGAACCCGAAAATCGGCGACGACTTGTTTGATGCGGCCTGCGCTGCGGTATATGCAATGGTTACCGCCGGTATTGAGAATTACCAGCCGGGCGTGGTGCTGACGCGGCGCATCAGCCAAGAGCAACTACTGGGGCAATTATGAAACTGAACCGACCGCCACCCCGCCCTCTTTCCGAGCAGGAAAAAATCGAAGTGGCCCGTAAGCGGGCGGAATGGATTGCCGCCTTCGGAGAGGACGACGACATGATTCGCCGGTTATATGAGGCGGGACTGATCGAAGGTTGGCGGTCAATCATTAAAGTGGAGCGAATCGAAAATGGGGATCATCAATAGGCTGCTGCGCCGTTTCGGGCGTAGCCAATCCGATGCCATGCTGACCGGTGAGGAAGCGCACGGCATAACCAGCGAAATCGGGATGCGTCCAACGCCGGAGCGGCAGCAGCGGCTGGAATACAGCTGGGAAACTATCGACTACGACTACCGCGCGGTGGTGTTGGATATCCGGCGTATGGATCGCGAAGACGGGCGGGTAAAGCGCATCCATAACCGGGTGGCGCGCGACGTGACCCGCGGCGGATTGGTGCTGCTGCAGGCCGACCCGAGCGCGCGGGTACAGCAGGCATGGCGCGAATTCGTACGCCGTCTGCAACTGGACAATGCACAGAAACTGAAATCGGATGCGCGCGGGCTGGTGATGGAAGGTAACCTGCCGATGCAGTGGGTGCTGGATAATAAAGGGCAGGTGGTGGCAGCGGTGCGCATGCCGGCGGAAACCATCCGCCCAATAGTAGGCAACGACGGCCGCTTCAAGGATGTGGCGGCGGCTTATGCGCAATATGATTTCCAACGTGGTCAAGACATAGCGGTGTTCGGGCTGTGGCAGCTGACACTGGCGCGGCAAGACCCGGACAACTTCGACGACCTTTCTTCTCTCGGCCGGCCGTTTTTGGATGCCAGCCGCGAGATTTGGCGCAAACTGCGGCTGACCGACACCGACTTAGTGATCCGCCGTCACCACCGCAGCCCGATGCGCCTGTCGCATGTGTTGGAAGGGGCGAGCGCGGAGGATTTGGAAGAGTACCGCCAGCACACCGAGGCAAACAAAGACCAGATTACCACCGACTTCTACAGCAACAAAAAGGGCGGGGTACAGGCAGTACAAGGCGACGCCACAATGGGCGAAATCGCCGATGTGGTGTATTTGCTGGACAGCTTTTTTTCAGGCAGCCCTTTGCCGAAAGGGTTGGCTGGCTATACCGACGGGCTGGCGCGCGACATCTTGGAAGACTTGAAGCGCGACTACTACGACGAAGTGGATCAGATACAAGACGTGCTGGCGATGGTGTACCAGCAGGGCTTTCGCTTGCACCTGCTGTTGCAGGGTATCCCGGCCGATGCGGAAAATTTCAGGGTGTCATTTGCCGAACGGCGCACCGAAACACTGAACCAGACCACCGACCGGGCACTGAAACTGAAAGCACTACAATTGCCGCAGTCGATGATTTGGGAGGAGCTGGGCTACAACCCCGCCGATGTGGAACAGCGGCGTGAAAACGATGAAAAGAACTATGACCCTTACCCAGAGGATGCGCATGTGCCGAGCGTGAAGGTAACGCCGGGCAACGCACCGAAGGGAGAGAGTATGACGAGCGTGGGCAATCATGGATGATATTCCGCGCGCACCGCATTCGCGTCCTGATTTAGCCGAAACCTGGACACTGGTGGCGGCGATGGAGCAGTCCAGCCGGGCAGCCTACCGTGCCGCCGGTAAACGCATCCGGCAACAGGTGGCTGATTACGAGCACATTGGCATTGCCGAACTGGCGGAAATCCACCGACTGCTGGATAGCGAGCTGAAGCAGCTGGAACAGGTACAAAATAGACTGCTGCATGATGGTATGCTGGCCGCGGCGGCGGCAGCAGCACTGGGCTGGCGCGGCAGCCGGCGTGAGCCGGAAGCAGAGCGGCTACTGGTACGGCACCTGCTGGATACGCCGCAGAAGGATGGGTTGAACTTGTCGGCGCGACTGTGGCGTATCCATGCCGGTGCGGCACGCGACCTGAAAAGTGTTGTGGATGTGGCAGTGCAGCGCGGCTGGGATGCTGAACATACCCTGCAGCGCACCCTGAATATCACACCTGAATTGAAGCAGGCGCTGGAGGAAGCTGGAGCGGGCGCAGTAGCTAGGCGGCTAGAAGCTGGATTGCTGACCAGTCCGGGCAATGCGGCCATGAAATTCCGCCGCGTGCTGCGCACCGAAATCAATCGGGCCCACGGCGAGCGCTACAAGCAGCTGGCGCGGGCGGATGAGAATGTGATTGGGCTGCGCTTTATGCTTTCACCGCGTCATCCGCGGGTGGATATTTGCGACGAGCATGCGGCAGCGGATTTATACGGGCTGGGCCAGGGCGTGTATCCGGTGGACGAATGCCCGTGGCCGGCACATCCGAATACCTTCAGTTACACCGAAGCGGTGTATCGGGACGAAATCGGCAGCCTGAACCCTACGGTGGAAAAAGTACAAACCGAGATCGCCGTGGAAGCGGATGGGTTGTTGAAACGGGCCGCCGCAATCGAGCCGATAATAACGGGCGACTTACAACGGATGGCTGCCGCCGTGCAAGCACGTATGACCGGGTTGGATTACCGTTTCAAAGGCCGCGAATCCCTAATTCGCAAGATTGAAAGCAAAACATGGCGACGTGATGTAACACCGGCCCGTGCTGCCGCTAATATCACGGATGTGTTGAGATATACGGTGTTGCTGGACGGGGAGAGTTTTGTCAGCCAGTATTGGCAGCTGCAGGAGCAACTGGCAGCCAGCGGTTACCAAACCAACAAGGTGTCGAATACTTGGCGTAAAAATGCAGTGTATAAAGGCATCAATACGACCATCATCAAAAATGGACAGGTATTCGAGCTGCAATTCCATACCGAGCAGAGCTTCAATTTGAAAAATAACGAGTTGCACAAACTCTACGAAGAGGCGCGGGAAATCTCCACCAGTACGGAAAGACGTGCCGAATTGCAGCGTCAGATGGTAGAATTAAGCAGGCAAATCCCGACCCCGCCCGGCATCAGTACGATTCAAACGAAAGCAGGGATACGATGAAACATCAATATTGGAAAGTAGACGGCAACCCAGACATCATTATTCGTGGTGATGAAGATGAAGACGGCAATGTTTACGAATGCGCCTTCTTCAATCGGCATACCCGGCAGTGGGACTACAGCGAATCCGGTTACTGGTGGGACGAGTGCTATATACAAGCCAATCTTGACGTACACAACCTGAGTGAGCAGGAAGCCTTAGCCCTGGTAGGTACAGTTTAAAATCTCCTAATTCCGGTTATTCCGGCATCTTCTTTTGGCGCCCTTTTGGGCGCTTTTCTTTTGCCAAAAATACCCCTGTTTTGTCATGCGCAAACCGCCTAATCTGCCATTATTGTCAGAGGGAGTTTCAATGAAACCGCGAATTTACCGCTTATCCGAAGAGAAACCGAGATGCCGCCGTGTGTTGTCGGCAGCGGCCACGCCGCCG